GGCTTGGATTGGTTACGCACACTGCTTGATAAGAAAGCCCCGATGCCGAAGCAGTACTATGACAAACTTTTACTGGAGAAACAAAATGATTGAACGCGCAGATGACATGCAGGTTGGTGGTTCACACTACAAAGACAAATCAATTCAACCATGGGACTACATCATTGCCAACGACCTCGGGTATCTTGAAGGTAACGTGGTGAAGTACGTGTCACGTTGGAAAAACAAAAACGGTATTGAAGACCTGATGAAGGCACAGCATTACTTAGCCAAACTGATCGAGGTGGCAAATGGCAGCAACACCCGAAAGTAAAGTCAAAGCCAAGATCAAAACGATCTTGAAAGCCCATGGAGCGTACTACGCCATGCCAATCGGTACTGGCTATGGAAGCAGTGGCATTCCCGATTTTTTAGTTTGTCTTAATGGAGAGTTTTTGGCTATCGAAGCCAAGGCAGGCAAGGGTAAGACCACTGCCCTCCAAGACAAAAACCTGCGTGAGATTGAAAACGCAGGCGGCAGAACAATAGTCATCAACGAAGAAAGCCTAAAGCTGGGCGTTCTTGAAGCTATATTGGAGAACATGAAATGAGCGAAGAACTAAATTGCTCCGAAGGGGCACGCATGCTGATTGAACGCATGCAGACACATCCAAAAGACTTTAAGCACGATGGTAGGTTTGCGCGAATCACCGACTCCATACTTGGGAAACTTCCTGTGGGGTTCAGTGACCTATCAGACCGTGATGACGATGCACTAAGCGCTGCATACGACAAGTACATACTGGAGCCACAACTGACTGAGTATGTGGTTGATGAAATCTTTAACGGTGAAAAGCGCCGTGAAGAAGAACAGAAAGCGTACGCGCAGACGAGCAGCGCGTATTCGCAAAGATTGGCGCAGAGCATGGCGACCACAAAGAACCAGATCGCTGCAAACATGATTAGTGGATTCAGCGACCCACGGCTATACGGAAATGCAATCAATAACCCCGCGCAAGGGCAAGTGGTATGGACGGAAGAAACCGGCTTGCAGGAAAAGAAAAGCCCATCAATCTTTGACGAAATGCGACGCAAACTAAAAAGGAACAAATCAAAATGATGCAATCAGTGCAAGTGATTATTGAACGACTCAAGACACACCCCGAAGACTTCTTTGGAGATTCGGATGTCAGACGTATCGGGCGCTACGCACCCAAGTTTGATGACATCAGAGAAAAGCTTGATGACTTGCTTTTGGAAAAAAACGAGCACCCACACCGCCTGTGGTACTTGGAACCTGACGAAATAGAAGCGTTACTTGCTGCGTACAAAGAAGCTCGACGTGCAAGGTTTGAAGCGAATGTGTTTCACACATTGTTGACTACCCCCAACGAAACGCCGGAAGAATATCCAACCACTGCAGTTCGTCAACACCCAAGTACAGGCAAGCATCTGATGCAAGGGCCAAGTAGTATCATTGCCCCGCAAAACATAATTAACCAATCCCTTGAACTGCTTAACCAAGAGTTTGACAAACAATATGCCAAAAGTCGTAACACTTGACCTTGAATGCTTCTACTCAACTGAGTACTCCCTGACCAAGATTCCTACCGAGGAGTATGTGCGGTCGCCCCAGTTTGAGATGATTGGCATAGCAATCAAGGTTGATGATGGTGCGACGGTCTGGTATCCCAAGCCACAAGTTGAGAAGGTACTCAAAGAGTTCGACTGGTCTGATGCGATGGTGGTTGCACAGAACACTGCGTTCGATGGTGCCGTTCTCAACTGGCTGTATGGTGTGAAGCCTATGGCTTGGTTTGACATACTCGGTATGTCACGCGCTTTGTATCCGCATGAGAAGGCACACCGCCTTGAAGTGCAAGCGCAACGCATGGGTATTGGTGTCAAGGGTGACGAGGTTAATCACGCCAAGGGCAAGCACTACGCTGACTTCTCGGAGCAGGAGTTGGCACGCTACGCTGAGTACTGCGTCAATGACGTAGAGTTAACGTACAAGCTATTCAATGCGTACATGGCGTTGGGTTTCCCTAAACAAGAACTGAAACTGATTGACATGACTTTGCGCATGTTCATTGAGCCTGTGCTTGAGTTGGACAAGAAGCTATTGGTTGACCACTTGGAAGCCGTGAAGGATGCCAAGGAAGCCCTGATGGAATCTGTGCGGGACTTCATGCTCAAAGACGCTGATCCTGAGTACGTGCATGCAATCTTCAGTGAGGGTATGGATGGCATCAAGAAGCTACTAATGTCTAATGACAAGTTCTCTAAGGTACTCGAGAACTACGGTGTTGTACCGCCCACAAAGGTAAGCCTGCGCACTGGCAAGATAGCATGGGCATTTGCCAAAACCGACGAAGAATTTAAAGCACTAGAGGAGCATCCTGATGAACGAGTACAAATGCTTGTCGCAGCCCGCCTTGGAAACAAGACGACAATTGAAGAGACTCGCACTGAGCGCTTTATTGGTATGTCTACTCGAGGCAGGTTTCCTGTACCTCTACGTTACTACGGGGCACACTCTGGTCGTTGGTCTGGTCAAGACTCTGTAAACCTGCAGAACTTACCATCACGCGGTGACAACGCAGGCAAGATCAAGAATGCTATCAAAGCCCCCGCAGGGCACATCGTGATCGACTGCGACTCATCTCAGATTGAGGCACGTACCTTGGCTTGGTTGTCAGGGCAACATGACTTGGTGCAGGCATTCGAGGATAAGCAAGACGTTTACCGCCTCATGGCTAGTCAGATTTATCAGATACCGCCCGAGCATGTGACGACAGGCCCTGCCAGTCAGCGTCAGGTGGGTAAGACCGTGGTGCTTGGTGCAGGCTATGGCGTTGGACCAAACAAGTTACAGATATTCTTAAAGATACAAGCAGGGGTTGAGGTGACGTTGGACGAGGCAAAACGCATCATCCACACATACAGGACAACCTACTACAAGATACCCGAGTTGTGGCACAAAGCCGACGAAGCGTTGATTGCGTTGCGTACAGGCAACGGGTTTCAATTAGACGAGCAGGGGCTAATTCACGCCATACCCAAGAAAGGGTTAACCCTACCTAGCGGTCTACATATCCAGTACCCCGGCTTGGGGGAGGTGTTGGATGAAAAGACCGGCAAGACTCAGCTACGCTATTTCTCTAAGGGAATACCCGTGTATATCTATGGCGGGAAAGTAGTGGAGAACCTGTGTCAAGCCGTAGCAAGGCAGGTCGTTGCGGAGCAGATGCTCAGAATCGGCAAGAAGTACAAGGTGGTGTTGACAGTCCATGATGCCGTGGCTTGTATCGCACCGATTGAGGAAAAAGATGAAGCAAAACAATACGTTGAGGAGTGTATGTCATGGCGACCAAAGTGGGCACAAACTCTGCCGTTAGCCTGCGAATCAGGCGTAGGGGCTTCCTATGGGGACTGTTGATTGGTACACTAGGGCTTGCAAAAACAAACCCAGTTCTTTCCATGACGCTATCCCATTCCTACTCAGGCATCAAAGACTACGAAGGTTGTCCACGCAGATACCACGAAGTCAAGATACTAAAAAAGTTTAAATCTAAAGACACTGAAGCAACCATGTACGGCACTGCCGTACACAAAGCATTTGAAGAATACATCCGTGATAAGACACCACTTCCAGCGAGTTATGCGCACTACAAACCATTCGTGGAACCCCTTGCCAACTTCAAAGGCGACGTCCGTTGCGAAGAAAAGCTTGGCATCCGAGCCGACGGTGAGGAACGACTGCAGCCACGCCTGCACGTTGGCCAGAGACGTACCAGAGCCACCGCCGCCGTTGAGCACGGAGTCGGACGAGGCAGTGCCTGCGGTGACCGCAGTGTCCACCGCCGACTTGATGCCGCCGGTGTAGTAGATCCGGCCGTTTGTGCCAGAAGTGTTGCCACTGGCCTTGCCGAGGAAGTACGCGAGCTCGATGTCGCGGGCGATGCGCTCGAGTGCCTGCACCCGGCGCTCGCGGAGCGGCCCCTCGATGTCGGTGCGGAGCTTCGAGCCCTTGAAGGCGTTCGCCAGACTGACCGTCGAGTTGAAAGTCTGGATGTAGTTCGTCAGCGTCTCAGCCGTCTCGAACACCGCAGTCGACGGGGTCGCACCTTCATCCTTTCCGAGGGTGACGACGGTGAACGTATCGTTGTCACTGATGGACGCGGCAGTGCCGTCAAACCCACGCACCACAGTCGCCGTGGTGACAGACGAACTGGTGTTGGTGACGGCGGTCACCCGGATCGACTCCGTGCTGGAACTGCCGTTCCTGCGGAGGATGACACCGGGCTGGAGAATGCCGTACACTGCGACGCCGTTGCCGTCATCGAAGGTGAGCGTGGTGTCGTCGTCGTCGAAGCCGGCAGTAACCGCGACAGTTCGCCGAACAGGATTGCGCTCGAACCAGTTGTAGTCGACGTTCTCGGCCGGCTCGTTCTTGAGCCGAGACATCAGGCCGAACAGGGTGGTGCCCACATTCAGACCCTTGGAATTGCGGACGAGAATGCCCTGCTGGAACTCCCCAACAAGCTCGTTCGTGGACGCCCCGGCCTGAGTGCCGGCAGTCGTCAGAATACCTGCGATGGTAGACATTGTTTCGTAACCTCCGTGATTGTCGTAGGACCCTCGACAATCAAGGGTCACCCGAACGCAGGCAGCATAAGGCCCCTTGACCGCTGTCGAT